CGCAAACCCGTTGCTGACGCAGAGCTTTATTCAGATGCTGCGCAACCGTACGATCCTTTTGCAGCTCGCGACTCCGCTGATGGGTCTGGTGGGCAACCCTGATATCCCGACGCAGGAAGGTGGTGCGACCGGCTACTGGATCGGTGAGGATATCGAGGCGACAGAGGATCTGCTGTCTCTGGGTCAGCGCCAGTTTTCTCCGAAAACTGTTGCGGCCTATTCGGAGATCACGCGCCGCACTCTCAAGCAATCCAGTCTGGATATCGAGGCGCTGGTGCGTAGTGACCTTGCGCTTGCATTGGCAACCTCGCTGGATTTTGCGGGTTTCTATGGCACCGGCGCCAACGATCAGCCGCTGGGCATCGCTAACACGAACGGCGTGAATGTGGTCGACTTCGGCGGCGCTGCGTCTGGTGGCGGTTCCGCCCTCCCGACCTGGGCCGAAGTGATCCAGATGGAGAGCGATATTTCTGCTGCAAATGCCGATGTGAACAGCATGGCATATGTGCAGAACGCCAAGATGCGTGGTCACTTCAAGAGCACGCAGAAATTCAGCGGCACAAACGGTGCGCCCATCTGGGAGAGCGACAACACCGTGAACGGATATCGCGGCGAAGTCACCAACCAGATTAAAGATGGTGACGTGTTCCACGGTGATTTCGCAAACGTCCTTGTGGGCATGTGGGGTGGTCTGGATATCACGGTCGACCCCTACACCCACAGCCGCCGCGGGCGCCTGCGCATCGTGACGATGCAGGACGCGGATTATGTTCTGCGTCACCCGGCGGGCCTCTGCTTCGGCACTGACGCCAGCTAACCCGAGCACGCATTAAATCTCTGGCCTGATCAGGCCAGAGACACCCCCTGAAAAAGGATCGAAAACGTGGCTGATACCAAGAAACCGCAGAAAAACACCTTTGCCGTCACCAGCGCCTTTGTCTGGGACAAAGCAATTAAGAAGCCCGGCGACAAAGTCGAACTGACCGCAGCCGAAGCTCAAGGCCTGAAAGGTCGCGGTAAGATCACAGAGCTGACAGCGAGCCGCTCAACCAAGAAAGCAGCAGAGGCCGGCGCGAAGAAGGTCGCCGCGACAGATCCGGCCAAAGCTTCGGCCTGATGCCCACGCCGAGCTGGGATAATCCCGACGCCTTCCTGTCGACTGACGACTTTGCCCTTGAGGCAACCGTCACGCCACGGGGAGGCGTTTCTCGTACCATCCGCGGGATCTTCGATGAGCCTTACATGAACGCTCAGATTGGCGAGTATGAGGCTGACAGCTCCGATCCGCGCCTGACTTGCAAGGCATCCGACGTCGCTGATCTGCGGCGCGAGGATGCCGTCGTGATCGAGGGGCGGACCTATTACCTGTTGACAGATCCGCAGCCTGACGGAACCGGGTTCGCGGTGCTGCACATGGCGACGGAGTGACCCCGTGCTTTACTTTCAACCAGACGAGAGCGAGTTGCGCAGGATCGCGGATGAGTTCGATGCGGACAAGGACGTTTTGCGAGCCGCGTTTTCCCGCGCGCTGAAGCGGACAGCTCAGGCCATAAAGACCCGGGCGCGAAAGGAACTGCGAACCGAGCTGGAGTTGCGCACGGCGGCAGAGATTCGAAAGCGGCTATACGGGTTTCGGTTTAAACGGGGGGCCTATGATCTGGGTGAAGTTCGGATGTGGTTCGGATTGAATGACATGCGTGTTTCAGCTTTCAAAGGTCGGGCCTCGCGTACCGCTACGGGAGCGAACTACGCAGGGCAGGATTTTCCGGGTGCGTTTGTTGGCCGCAACAGGAAAGGGAAGCAGACTATTATGCGACGGGCTGGGCGGAGGGCATGGCCGATCAAAGAGGAAGTTATGCCCATCCAGGCGCGAGCAGAGAGCAAGATCGTGGAGATCACGGAAGATTTCAACGAGATGCTGATGCGGAATTTTCTTTCTGAGGTACGCGCCCGCACGATCTATGGAGTGGGCGAGTAATGAGCCGAACCGTTGATTTGAACACCATGCATGACGCGATACTCGCCCAGATCAGGGCGGATTTCCCTGCGCTCGCCACGGTCGGCGACTATGACGAAGACCGTAAAGACCTGACCGTTCCGGCGGTCCTGATCGAGTTGGTCGACATGGAAGGCGCGCCCGATGAAGATCCGGGCACGGAACAGGTGCCATTCGTCTCCAAATGGGTCGCGCGTGTTGTCCTGGGCTTTCGCACAGAGAGCGTCAAGCGCGAGGTTCGCCATTTGGCGGCCGCGCTCGGCGCCAAAGTTCATCGCCAGAGATGGGGGCAAAGGGTTGGTCCGGCACAGGTGACGTATATCGGGCCTGATGCGTTCGACCCTGAATTTGACAAGTTCGAGGTCTGGTCCGTCGAATGGGACCAACAGATCGATCTGGGCGAAAGCGTCTGGACCGGCGAGGGCGTCGTTCCAGAGGTGGTAAAGGTAGGCTGGGCACCAGATATCGGGCCAGGCAACGAGGATGAATATTCCGAAACCGTGGAGGCGCCGCTATGAGCTATGGCGCAGCAAGAAACGAACAGGCGCGCGAGGGGATCGTGCGGTTCGGTGTGGTGACCGCCGTTGACCCGAGCGCCGCTCGCGCGAAGGTTAGTTTTGGCGGCGAGAGCGAAAGCGCTTGGCTGTCATGGTTTCCGCTTCGCGCCGGGGCAATCAGCGTCTGGGCTCCGCCGTCGGAGGGCGAACAGGTCATGGTCTTGTCGGAATCTGGTGACACCGCGCAAGGCGTAATCATCGGCTCGGCCTTCAGCAGCTCTAACCCTCCAACAGCCGGAGCGGGTGGGTTGTTCAAGATCCAAGTCGGCGCTTCCTCGATTGAGATCGATGAAAACGGGATCCGGATCAGCGCACCTAGGATCGACCTGAACTGATGCCGGCTGTTACCAGAAAAGGCGACACCTGCACGGGCCATGGCAACTATCCTTCCCGCTCGAGCACTGGCGGCAGCGGTTCCGTCTATGCAAACGGCAAGCCTGTCCACAGACAGGGGGATGGCTGGTCGGTTCATTGCAATCCGGTTCCGATTTGCCATGGCGGCAACCTTGCCACCGGGTCGAGCACTGTGTTCGTAGAGGGCAAACAGATTGGGCGCATCGGTGATCCCGTCGATTGCGGTTCCTCCGTCGCGAGCGGCTCCGGGAACGTGTTTGCGGGTGGATAGGAAAACCGCCAGAGGCCTAGTGGAGCTGATCACGGCAATGATCGGCCCATGATTGGAATAGACGCATCCACCGGCAAACACATGTCTGATCTGGCGCACCTGCGTCAGTCAGTGCGTGACATCCTAACAACGCCGATTGGCACCCGTGTGATGCGCCGCGACTATGGAAGTCGCCTTTACCGCTTGGTTGATGCGCCAATGAATGACGCAACTCGCCTGGATATGATGGCCGCGACCTATGAGGCCATCGAAACGTGGGAGCCACGGCTTCAACTGGAAAGTGTTTCGGTCGAGGTTTCCGAACCTGGCGCAATCGTAATCGCTTTGGCGGGCCAGTATCTTCCAACCGGTGAGCCTGTG